TGCCATGTTAGCATGGGAGTTCATGGAGATGATTCATAGTAGATCTTATACATACATTATAAAGAACGTCTACTCAGATCCATCAGATGTATTTGACAAAATACTAGACGATGATAAGATAATAGCACGTGCCGAGTCAGTAACTAAAGCATATAATAATCTGATCAATGCTGCTCAGAACTGGGGTACCAGTAACCTATACAAAGAAGGTCACAAAGAAACTTACACCTCCTCTTATGAACTCAAAGAACTCAAAAGATTACTCTACCGTGCCATCGTCAACGTTAACATTCTTGAGGGCATTAGGTTCTATGTATCCTTCGCTTGCTCGTTTGCGTTTGGTGAACTCAAACTTATGGAAGGATCAGCTAAAATTATCTCTCTCATCTCCAGAGATGAAAGCCAGCATCTTACACTTACTCAACAAATCCTCAAAAGGTGGCAAGAAGGAGACGACCCCACGATGGTTGATATCGCAAATGAGGAAAGGGAAAATGTTCTAGACATGTTCCGCAACTGTGTGGATGAAGAGAAGGATTGGGCAGACTATCTGTTCAGTGGTGGTAGTATGATAGGACTCAATGCCAAACTACTACACAGATACGTAGAGTTCATTGCTAACAGGAGACTGAGAGCACTAGGATTTGATCCATTGTACGATGTACCATTAAGAAACAATCCTTTACCTTGGACAGAGCACTGGCTTAACTCTAAAGGGCAACAGAACGCTCCACAAGAGACAGAAATAGAGTCTTATGTAGTAGGAGGTATCAAACAAGATGTTAAGAAGAATAGTTTCGCAGGATTTAAACTCTGATGCCTAAGATAAAGTTTGAAAAAACATTACTAATAGGATCAGGTACTATTCCTTGGTACATGAAGGCAAAGAGATGGGCTAAGAAACAAAAGTTTCCCATCTCTTTTTTATTGCTCGGTGCTATCGAGTGGTTGAAAAATTTTTGGATTGATGTTAAAATATATAATAATATGCGTGACGTAGACCGTCAGGCAGAGGCACTCAAGAAACATTGGGAAGAACATGACGAACCAACAACCCCACACATTGTGGAGACAGGAGTATTTGGAGATGAAGGCTGGTCTATCGAAATTTCAAATCCAGTTGTTGAAAGAGGGACCCCAACAATTAGCACAGGCATGGTTACTCCAAGCGATGCACAACGATTACAAGAAGATGAAGGGGATAAAGGAACCACCTAGTAGAGAGTCAGGTCATCAGACCACACTGAAGGAGTTCTTTCATAGGCATGGTTGATCAATATATTAGGGAGTACTGGGGTGACCCAGAACAAAGTGATAAGTTAATAGAGTTTTTTAAAGAAGCAGACCGCCTTGGTTTTACTAAGGAAGGTAACGTAGGTAGTATAGATTGCCCAGAGGGTAGACCAGAACCAGAGAAGAAGAAGAGTACAGAGATGCCCTTCGAGGACATCTGGAATGGAGAGATGGGTGATGATGTATGGGGTCTAAGGAATTACATGGACTTCATTACTGACTGCTACTCAGATTACTGGGAGCACTTTAAGTTACCACCACCTGTAGGTATTAAGATACTACCACAGATACAATACTACAAACCAGGTGAGGGATACTACTTTCCACATATAGATGCTGAGTCTACAGTGATGAGTAGAGTATTGGTTTACATATCTTATCTCAATGATGTGCCTGATGGTGGTACTATCATGGTCAATAATGATGGGTTCACTATCCATGCTGAGAAAGGAAAGACAGTTATCTTTCCTGCTACCTTCACCCATAAACATGTGGGAGAGATCTCCAAAGAGCATGAGAAATATATCTGTACGGGGTGGGTAGAATGGCTATAATATATGAAGATAAAATATGTACTGTCTATAAGACTGGGGTAGTGAAGTACGCACTGTTAGAATTCCTATCAGAATATACTTTAAACTACAGGAAACCAGTAGAGATACACTGGTCTAAGTCAGACACAGGTGGTCATGCTGTTGTAGCATGTAGTACTAGACGCATAGGTGTGGACATAGAACAGATGAAACCTCGTAGGTATGAAGCAATCTCTCGGAGATATTTCAATGAAGTTACAGATGATAAGGAGACATTCTATAACCTTTGGTGTCAGAAGGAAGCGTATACCAAGTGGAAGAAGGACAAGATAGCACACAACCTAAAGGCAGATATAGACAGGCGTTTGATACCCTTGGAGGGGTTACCGAACGATGTAGTAGGGTACATATGTTACTAATGAACATAAATCCTTGACTAAATACGTGTGGGTATGCTAACATACCTTTACGTTCATCCAATGATTGAAGTCGCACTACTCGCAACACTTCTGTCTGAACATCACCCTTCCCACTGGGAAATGTCATGTGCAGACTGGAACCGCAACAGAATTGAGATACTCAGTGATGGGAATCTAAACTCTGACGCACACGAGTACCTAATAGATTATCTTCGTACGAAAGTCGAAGGTGATTGTGATGCTTTCATCATCGGACGCAAGTAAGCCGACTCGGAACGGGTTCGTTCATCCCTCTGGTAGGGGGACGCAAAAGCCGACTGAAGGAACGGATGTAACAGTCCAATTACTTTAGGAGAAATCAAATGGCACAAGTTACTTATCGCGGTGTTAAGTATGACACCAACAATAAGAAAGCTCAGCAAGCAAAAGAGGTCGAACTAACTTATCGTGGTATTGCTCACGCTAAGTAATGGAAGTACTTTGGATCTCTGCTGCTTCAGTAGTTTTCCTATCACTAATCTATGCTGAGACTTTAATTCTCTATAGAGAGAAAAATGTTTAAAAGTATTCCCCGCTACATATAGTAGTCGGGGATTTTTTTATGCAACGAAACAGACTCAAGCAGTTGCTTGAACAACTTGAAGAGGTACTAGCAGAACTAAAGGTAGAGGTATATTCTGACGTGGATAAGTATAGAGATGAAGATGGTTATTATGTAGGTGAAGATGACGATGATGGATACCCCGATTGATTATGAAAATCCCTGGTTATACAAAGGTACAGCTTTCACTTCTGATGATATTGGCGATCTCTTCGGTTTCGTCTACCGCATTACAAATCTCAGCACGGGCAAACAATATATCGGAAGAAAATATTTCTGGCAAAAAAGAAAACCCAAAGGAGGAAAGCGTAGAGTCACTTCTGAATCAGACTGGAAGCGATACTTTGGAAGCTCTGAGGAGCTTAAACGAGACATTAAAGATCTGGGCAGAGAGAATTTCAGAAGAGAAATCCTCTCAGTCCACAAGACCCTCGGACGAGTCAACTACGAAGAGACCCGACAACTCTTCCTCAACAACGTGCTCACCGAGTCAGTAGATGGCTTGCCAAAATACTATAATAATAATATACTAGGTAGGTATATGCGTAAGGATTATTTTGATGCTGACAACTGAAGAGTTAGACATCATATATGAGTGGGGTATGACAACTGAACTACCCTATCGTATGGCACCTACCGCTGAAGGATACTCGAACCAACCCATAGGTATGTGTTGGTTGAAGGGTACAGGCAAAGGGTTCCATGGTGTACGTGAATCATTAATAGATGATAAGCGAGTCATTGACATCCTGTCTAAGGATGAGGTATTATTTGCTACAGGTGCTATGTTCTACGCAGGAACTGAACTACCTAAGCATCGTGACCCTCCTGTATATCCACATAGATATAGGAGAATACATGTACCTCTCGTCGTACCTCCTGATTGTTTCATGGTATGGGATGGCGAGAAGAAACCATGGGAGTCTGGAGTATACTCAGTGTGGGATGTACAAGACGTAACACACGAAGCATACAACTTATCAGATGATACACTAGAGTTTATCTTTATAGACATAAAAAAATGAGAGAGAAAATGATCGCTGCTCTCCTTGCTCATGCTCAAGGAGATATACAGAAGCACAAAATGAATGTAGAAGTTTACTTAACCAACCCTGTTGGTATTGGTGAGCATTCTAATGTCTTGGAAGCAATCGAAGAAGAACTAAACATGATCGCTAAATATGAGGATCAGGTTTCAGTTATCAAGAAACATTTTATCATCAAAGACTAATGAAACAGTACGATGTAGAGGCTAAAGTGACCTACAACACGTGGGTTAGGGTAGATGCTGACGATAAGAAGGCAGCAGAAAGAAAGGTAAAGGATATGGCATGGGACATGACACGCATCCAGTATCAAACAATGGCAGAGTCTGAACCAACAGGAATAGTGAGGGATGTTAATTAGATCTTATAAAGAGATACATTCACCTATAATAAATGCTCAGTTACTACAGACCTG